TTACTTCTTCGCCTCTGCAACCACTTTACTACCCACGCCGCGGTTATTGTATTCCCACATGCGGTTGTAGTTAGTGTCATTCAGATTGCGCTGTATTTCGTCGTTATCATCTACGCTGCCGGTATTACCCGCAAACGGACGATTAGAGATCACCGCATCGGCCCACGGTTTAGCCGTGTTAAAACCTTCGTTGATGGCGCTATCACGGATCACCACCTGACCGTTGGTATTGGCATCAACATCCAGCGAGCGGCCCAGTTGCGCCACACCATCACCGAAAGCATTGAAACGGCTGTTTACGGCGAGGAAACCGTAGTAAATGTTGGACAGCGTAGCCGGTGCAAACACATACGCTTCTTGCTGAGTACGTGAGTTCACCACGCGGAATTCGGTGTTATCGAACACCACTGCGCCGCGACCAGAAACGATATCCACATCCCCTTCAATGTAGCTGTTGGTCACCAGCGTACGCGGCTGACGATTCGTTTCCAGACGGTTCTGCACACCGCTGTTGGTGACAAAGAAGGTGTTCTGACGACCGAGAATGTTAACGTTGTTAATCTGTACCTGGTCACCATCAGTACGCAGTGCCACCGCCGGATGGTTACCTGCATCTACGCTATCGCCCAGCGTGTTTTCGATGGTCAGATTTTGCAGTTGCAGGCCATTGTTTTGTGACCAGAAGACCGCAGAGCAGAGAACACCGATACTGTCGCTGCGTTTGCTCTGGCAGCTATCGTACATATACCACGCTGGTTTACCTGGCATATATTTGCCGCGCGGGTTGACGTCGTGACGCCAGTCGGCAGGGCTCATGCCACCATCAAGGGAAAGCCCAATCTTCACATCAATCGGTTTTTCACCTGTACCGTACAGAGTAATTCCACCCGGAGCGGCAGGGACATATACCGTTCCCTGATACTCACCAGGCATCACGGCAATATACTGGCGCTTGTTGGTACGCTTGATAATTGCCGCATCTACCGCCGCCTGAATCGTGGTATGCGTTACACCTTGAGTGCCCGCCGGGCCGACAACAAAGTCAGGTTGCGCAGGCAGGGTAATCGGGGAAGGATTCCACGCTGCAGCACCTGGTGTCAGGGATGCAAAATAGTGTTGAGCATCGAAATTCTGCGCTTCTTTTGCCGACAGAATCGGGCGAGAAGAGGTACCAGGCGCGGTTTGATCAGAAGGACGTTGATCGGGCGGGGTTGAGCTACAGGCGGTCAGCGTCACGCCAAAAGCCAATGCCAGCGCCAGACGGGAAACTGAAAATGTGTTCACAGGTTGCTCCGGGCTATGAAATAGAAAAATGAATCCGTTGAAGCCTGCTTTTTTATACTAAGTTGGCATTATAAAAAAGCATTGCTTATCAATTTGTTGCAACGAACAGGTCACTATCAGTCAAAATAAAATCATTATTTGATTTCAATTTTGTCCCACTCCCTGCCTCTGTCATCACGATACTGTGATGCCATGGTGTCCGACTTATGCCCGAGAAGATGTTGAGCAAACTTATCGCTTATCTGCTTCTCATAGAGTCTTGCAGACAAACTGCGCAACTCGTGAAAGGTAGGCGGATCCCCTTCGAAGGAAAGACCTGATGCTTTTCGTGCGCGCATAAAATACCTTGATACTGTGCCGGATGAAAGCGGTTCACGACGAGTAGATGCAATTATGGTTTCTCCGCCAAGAATCTCTTTGCATTTATCAAGTGTTTCCTTCATTGATATCCCGAGAGCATCAACATGCAATGTTGTTGGGATGGCAATTTTTACGCCTGTTTTGCTTTGCTCGACATAAAGATATCCATCTACGATATCAGACCACTTCATTTCGCATAAATCACCAACTCGTTGCCCGGTAACAACAGCCAGTTCCATTGCAAGTCTGAGCCAACATGGTGATGATTCTGCTGCTTGATAAATTTTCAGGTATTCGTCAGCCGTAAGTCTTGATCTCCTTACCTCTGATTTTGCTGCGCGAGTGGCAGCGACAGGGTTTGTTGTTATATGGCCTTCAGCTATTGCCTCTCGGAATGCATCGCTCAGTGTTGATCTGATTAACTTGGCTGACGCCGCCTTGCCCTCGTCTATGTATCCATTGAGCATTGCCGCAATTTCTTTTGTGGTGATGTCTTCAAGTGGAGCATCAGGCAGACCCCTCCTTATTGCTTTAATTTTGCTCATGTAATTTATGAGTGTCTTCTGCTTGATTCCTCTGCTGGCCAGGATTTTTTCGTAGCGATCAAGCCATGAATGTAACGTAACGGAATTATCACTGTTGATTCTCGCTGTCAGAGGCTTGTGTTTGTGTCCTGAAAATAACTCAATGTTGGCCTGTATGGCTTCAGTGATTGCGATTCGCCTGTCTCTGCCTAATCCAAACTCTTTACCCGTCCTTGGGTCCCTGTAGCAGTAATATCCATTGTTTCTTATATAAAGGTTAGGGGGTAAATCCCGGCGCTCATGACTTCGCCTTCTTCCCATTTCTGATCCTCTTCAAAAGGCTACCTGTTACTGGTCGATTTAAGTCAACCTTTACCGCTGATTCGTGGAACAGATACTCTCTTCCATCCTTAACCGGAGGAGGGAATATCCTGCACTCGCGTACCCATCGACGAACTGTTTCAAGGCTTCTTGGGCGTCGCTGGCGTGCGTTCCACTCCTGAAGTGTCAAGTACATCGCAAAGTCTCCGCAATTACACGCAAGAAAAAACCGCCATCAGGCGGCTTGGTGTTCTTTCAGTTCTTCAATTCGAATATTGGTTACGTCTGCATGTGCTATCTGCGCCCACAGCATCCAGTGGTCATAGCAGTCGCTGATGTTCTCGGCTTCGATAACTCTGTTGAATGGTTCTCCATTCCATTCACCTGTGACTCGGAAGTGCATTTATCATCTCCATAAAACAAAACCCGCCGTAGCGAGTTCAGATAAAAGAAATCCTCGTCAGTGCGAGGATGCTGTTCATTGCTGCTATACACTTTTTTGCTCTCAACGTAAGCGGTAGCCCATTCTGTTGGGTTGGTGCAGTTGCTTTTAGGAAATGCTATTTACCCCTTAAATGTCGGCTGAAAGAGCTAAAATCCATGCAAAAAATTTACGCAATTTTGTGTATTATTGTGCAGTAAGTAATGAGCTATTTTCTGCGCAAAAAATGGATGGTAAATTTGTCCGGGTCAGGAAAAATTTTATGGGCGCTAAACATGAAAAAAGATTCGTATCCTTATTTGATTTGCATGACAGTTTCAGGGCTGATCTTTATTTTCCTTTTCTTCTGGTGGCGGGCAGATATCTACAGGGTCACGTTTCTTAATCAGAGTATATCCCACTATTACATTCTGTTTAGCATGGGAATAGCTTTTCTGTTATCTCTGTTTTGGGTTAAGAAGGGGATAGTAAAACAAAGAGGCTGGAAGAGTCTGTCAGCATACCTTAAGGTTTATGCAGGGATGTGCATATTTGCTGGATTTTTTCTGATTATACCCCTTACGACACTAACTTATTTTTTGCCTGGAGAGACATCGTCTTATGTTGCACCGTATCGGTATACTTCCGGTAGTTCAAAAAGTTGTTCTGGAGCTGAGGTGGATGACCCCGATCTACATGAGAATATTCGCATTTGCTATCCGTATGGCAATTATGAGTACGATAATATTATCTATGTTGAAAAGAAAATTAATATATTAGGTGCGGTAGTGACATATGCACAGACCGCGCGTGATGATACTGAATGATATAGTATATAGCGGGCAAGTTTTAGTTAATTTATCGAGGTAATATAATTTACCTCGACTCGTTTGTTCTGGTATTAATATTTCGCTTTACGACCGATTTTTATCTGATGATATCATGCGGTTTTCATATACTGACTTACTGTCTTTTCTCCGTTAGCGATTTTCTCCTGCTCAGCGATGATTTTATCTTTGGCTTCTAGTTAATTTCGCTCACTTCGAACCTCTCTGTTTACTGATAAGCTCCAGATCCTCCTGGCAACTTGCACAAGTCCGACAACCCTGAACGACCAGGCGTCTTCGTTCATCTATCGGATCGCCACACTCACAACAATGAGTGGCAGATATAGCCTGGTGGTTCAGGCGGCGCATTTTTATTGCTGTGTTGCGCTGTAATTCTTCAATTTCTGATGCTGAATCAATGATGTCTGCCATCTTCCATTAATCCCTGAATTGTTGGTTAATACGCTTGAGGGTGAATGCGAATAATAAAAAAGGAGCCTGTAGCTCCCTGATGATTTTGCTTTTCATGTTCATCGTTCCTTAAAGACGCCGTTTAACATGCCGATTGCCAGGCTTAAATGAGTCGGTGTGAATCCCATCAGCGTTACCGTTTCGCGGTGCTTCTTCAGTACGCTACGGCAAATGTCATCGACGTTTTTATCCGGAAACTGCTGTCTGGCTTTTTTGATTTCAGAATTAGCCTGATGGGCAATGCTGCGAAGGGCGTTTTCCTGCTGAGGTGTCATTGAACAAGTCCCATGTCGGCAAGCATAAGCACACAGAATATGAAGCCCGCTGCCAGAAAAATGCATTCCGTGGTTGTCATACCTGGTCTCTCTCATCTGCTTCTGCTTTCGCCACCATCATTTCCAGCTTTTGTGAAAGGGATGCGGCTAACGTATGAAATTCTTCGTCTGTTTCTACTGGTATTGGCACAAACCTGACTCCAATTTGAGCGAGGCTATGTGCCATCTCGATACTCGTTCTTAACTCAACGGGAGATGCTTTGTGCATACAGCTCCCCGTTTATTATTTATCTCCTCAGCCAGCCGCTGTGCTTTCAGGGGATTTCGGATAACAGAAAGGCCGGTAAATACCCAGCCTCGCTTTGTAACGGAGTAGACGAAAGTGATCGTGCCTACGCGGATATTATCGTGAGGATGTTTCATCGCCATTGCTCCCCAAATACAAAACCAATTTCAGCCAGTGCCTCGTCCATTTTTTCGATGAACTCCGGCACCATCTCGTCAAAACTCGCTATATACTTTTCATTCCGCTCAATCACGACATAATGCAGGCCTTCACGCTTCATACGCGGGTCATAGTTGGCAAAGTACCAGGCATCTTTTCGCGTCACCCACATGCTGTACTGCACCTGGGCCATGTAAGCCGACTTTATGGCCTCGAAACCACCGAGCCGGAATTTCATGAAATCCCGGGAGGTAAACGGGCATTTCAGCTCAAGGCCATTGCCGTCACTGCATAAACCATCGGGAGAGCAGGCGGTGCGCATACTTTCGTCGCGATAGATGATCGGGGATTCAATAACATTTACGCCGGAAGTGAACTCAAACAGGGTTCTGGCGTCGTTCTCGTACTGTTTTCCCCAGGCCAGCGCTTTAGCGTTAACTTCCGGAGCCACACCGGTGCAAACCTCAGCTAGCAGGGTGTGGAAGTAGGACATTTTCATGTCTGGCCACTTCTTTCCTGATCGGGGCTTTGCTATCACGTTGTGAACTTCTGAAGCGGTGATGACGCCGAGCCGTAATTTGTGCCATGCATCATCCCCCTGTTCGACAGCTCTCACGTCGATCCCGGTACGCTGCAGGATAATGTCCGGTGTCATGCTGCCACCTTCTGCTCAGTGGCTTTCTGTTTCAGGAATCCAATAGCTTTCACTGCTTCGGCCTGTGTCAGTTCTGACGATGCGCGAATGTCGCGGCGAAATATCTGGGAACAGAGCGGCAATAAGTCGTCATCCCATGTTTTATCCAGGGCGATCAGCAGAGTGTTAATCTCCTGCATGGTTTCATCGTTAACCGGAGTGATGTCGCGTTCCGGCTGACGTTCTGCAGTGTATGCGGTATTTTCGACAATGCGCTCGGCTTCATCCTTGTCATAGATACCAGCAAATCCGAAGGCCAGACGGGCACACTGAATCATGGCTTTATGCCGTAACATCCGTTTGGGATGCGACTGCCACGGTCCGGTGATTTCTCTGCCTTCGCGGGTTTTGAATGGTTCGCGGCGGCATTCATCCATCCACTCGGTAACGCAGATCGGATGATTGCGGTCTTTGCGGTAAATCCGGCATGTGCAGGATTCGTTGTCCTGTTCAAAGTCCATGCCGTCAAACTGCTGGTTTTCGTTGATGATGCGGGACCAGCCATCAACGCCCACCACCGGAACGATGCCGTTCTGCTTATCAGGGAAGGCGTAAATTTCTTTCGTCCACGGATTAAGACCGTACTGGTTGGCGACGATCAGCAATGCGATGAACTGCGCATCGCTGGCATCACCTTTAAATGCCGTCTGGCGAAGAGTGGTGATCAGTTCCTGTGGGTCGACAGAATCCATGCCGACTCGTTCAGCCAGCTTCCCTGCCAGCGTTGCGAGTGCTGTACTCATCCGTTTTATACCTCTGAATCAATATCAACCTGATGGTGAGCAATGGTTTCAACCATGTACCGGATGTGTTCTGCCATGCGCTCCTGAAACTCAACATCGTCATCAAACGCACGGGTAATGGCTTTTTTGCTGGCCCCGTGGCGTTGCAAATGATCGATGCATAGCGATTCAAACAGGTGCTGGGGCAGTCCTTTTTCCATGTCGTCTGCCAGTTCTGCCTCTTTCTCTTCACGGGCGATCTGCTGGTAGTGACGCGCCCAGCTCTGAGCCTCAAGACGATCCTGAATGTAATAAGCGTTCATGGCTGAACTCCTGAAAATGGCTGTGAAAATATCGCCCGCGAAATGCCAGGCTGATTAGGAAAACAGGAAAGGGGATTAGTGATTGAGGCCGTTACCGCGTCCGTCGAGAAAAACTTCCACGAGCAAATCACGGGTATAAGTGCGCTCGATGCCGCGATGCAGATAAAGCCGTCCGCGTAAATTAGCTGATGCAGTCCAGGTACCATCTTTGTGTTTGACCAGCATGCCTGGCATGACCGCACCGCGATTAACGGTCTGCGTTCCGTAATGTTGATGAACCATAAAAACTCCTGCCCGTAAGCTGGGCTGCTGAACATATAGAGACTTCTGCGCGTATTCAGGCGGTGGATGGCCGCCGGTTGTCATAACTAAGCCGCCTCGTTGAAGCGACTGAGGTATAAAGTGTTGTGTTGATTTCAGCTGGTCACACCGACGTTCACGCGTCCGTTTCACCCCTCGCACTCCCCGAAGCCTGCTGAAATTCAAACTGCGGATCTAAGCGGTCATCGCAACGGTGAAACAGGTGGTTACCGTATCGTTGTGTCGTTGCGATGAATTTATTTAAAACTATAGTTGTTTTATCGTCAACAACAAAAGTTGTTTTATCGGTTGTTTTAAATATAACTGGTTGTATTTAGGATGGATTTATTTTGTGACTTGCATCGCATAGCGATAACTGAAGTGAGGTGTGGTGGTTTTTTGGACGGTATGAGTTATGAGGGGGAGGAAAAGAAAACCCGGCGCGGTTGCCGGGTATGATTATCAGTCAGCCCAACCTGATTTCGAGTTTATTTGGGTTTCTGACATTGTGTATTTCTTAATCGTGTCATCGTTAAAAAGAATAGTAAGTTCTTTTTTCGTACCGTTCGTTCCATTATGGAATAATCCATAGAATGGAATAAAAGTGGTGCCATTAACTTTTACTTTTGCAAAGGCGTACTTCCAGATCTCGTTTCCACTGTCAGTATATGAAACAGCATCAGGAGAACCAAAGTAAGATTTAACCTCATTCTTGGTTGTTTTACCTTCCTGAAGTTTAGACTGGACACTAATTTCAGTTTCATTTTTGAGTTGCTGGTTGCCTGAAGAAGCACACCCAGCCAATACAGATGCCATCATGGCAGCGATTAGGATTTTTCTCATTTTATGTTTCCATTCATTATAACCAGAAACATCTTAACATAATGATTCGAAATAAAAACCGCTACGAGATAGGGGGACATTTTGCTGACAGTAGCAACAAATCTCAGCTAACAACGAGAATATTTACTGAAATATGCAAACAGATTTGGCGTTCTTATAGAGAATTTAGTGCAATATCTAATCCGAGTGGTATAAATCTTAACCTTCGCTCCCTTAAGTCGTAGATAAATTAACCATGCTTCCTGTACGTCTGCGGCATGCTTCCAATGACCTTACCGAATATGAACACCCGGTTCATCTCGTCTTTCTCGATCGGGTCCCACGGCGAGTAGCTCTTGTTATCAGAGATAACCAGCAGCTTATCCTTCATCATTTGAAGACGTTTTACATGGGCAGTGTCGTCGTACAGAAACGCATAGATGCCATCACCGTCGAAAGATTTAACAGTGATATCAACGAACAGCAGGTCACCTGGTTCGATCGTCCCTGACATGCTGTCACCTCGCACGTTAATGATGCGGATATTTTCCGCCTTCCTGCCATCGAACATGTGACGAGCATCGTCAAACGAGTACTCAACCGAGCGTAGAACTTCTACAAACTCACGGTTGATTACACCTGGCCCGGCACTGACTTCTATATCAAGAACGTCAATTTTGAAGTATTTGGAATGGCTGACAGTTGATTGTATTGGTTGCACTGTACTGTCTGACATATTTCCAACGCCAGAAGATAACCATTCTGCGCGTACACCCAAAGCGTTCGCGATCTCCACGATTTTAGTTGTTTGGTTAGCTTTCCCTGTTTCGATTTTCTGAATAGCAGCCTGGCTAACCCCGACCAAATCCCCAAGCGCCTTTTGTGTAAGGCCTCGCGCTAATCTGGCTTCTTTAAGTCTTTCTGAGAGTGTTGTTTTCATAGATCAAATGTACAACCAAGGTTTTATTTCATCAAACGAAAATGGTTGTTGACTAAAAACAACCATAGTTTTAATCTTGATTCGGATTAACCACGGAGGTTGTTATGAACCCAGCAATCAAAACAGCGATCAATATCGTTGGTTCACAAAAGAAACTAGGCGATGCCTGCGAAGTTTCACAGCAGGCCGTCTATAAGTGGCTTCACAACAAAGCAAAGGTATCCCCTGAACATGTCGGCAGCATTGTTACGGCTACTGGTGGAGTTGTGAAGGCATACCAGATTCGCCCGGATCTTCCGAAGTTGTTTCCACACACCGAAAAGAACGCAGCTTAAATTTCCATTTCACGCTCTTTAACAATAAGCAATCAACTTAACAGTCAATTCAAACTAAAGGAGTCAATTATGCAACCACTTACATACCAACAGACTAGCGGATTTATTCCGACTGCGGTGATAAATCGTTCTCAAACAAAACAAGCTCCAGGCCACGAAAAAATCCGTGATGCCGTCCGCGCCTGGTCGGCTGTAGATAATCAGGATGTCGTTGCCGCACTCATTGTGAATGAGTATCGGGAGCAGGGCGACGGCACCATCGATTTCCCTGATGATGTCAGCCGTGCACGCCAGAAGCTGTTCCGCTTCCTCGATAACAAATTCGATTCTGAAAAATACCGAAATAACGTGCGTGAACTGACCCCGGCAATTCTGGCGGTACTACCGCTGGAATATCGCGGTTACCTGGTTGAGCAGGATAGCTTCATGGTTAGGTTGGCTGAAATGGAAAAGGAACTCAGTGAGGCAAAACAGGCTGTCATTCTCAACGCACCACGCCACCAGAAACTGAAGGAAATTAGTGAAGGTATTGTGTCGATGTTTCGTGTGGACCCAGATCTGGCTGGTCCATTGATGGCGATGGTTACTACCATGCTGGGGGCGATATGACAGGTTCAGAAATGGCGAAAGCCGGTCTGCTGGAACAGAACCGACTTTCAGGTGCAAATCGTAACACACTCATTGCGGGAGGAATTATGGCAAACACTGCTGAGATATTCAATTTTCCAGTGCCGGATGCGGCACAAAAGGAGCCGCGCGTGGCAGATCTCGATGATGGTTATACGCGCATTGCAAATGAGTTGCTGGAAGCTGTGATGCTGGCCGGATTAACACAGCACCAGCTTCTGGTCTTCCTGGCTGTCATGCGCAAAACATATGGCTTTAATAAAAAACTGGATTGGGTGAGCAACGAGCAACTGTCCGGATTGACCGGGATATTACCGCACAAGTGTTCTGCTGCAAAAAGTGTTCTGGTAAAGCGTGGGATTTTGATTCAGAGCGGGCGGAATATCGGTATTAATAATGTGGTCAGTGAATGGTCAACATTACCCGAATCAGGTAAGAAAAATAAAGTTTACCTGAAAGAGGTAAATTTACCTGAATCAGGTAAGAAAAGTTTACCCAAATCAGGTAAAGGCGTTTACCCGAATCAGGTAAACACAAAAGACAAACTAACAAAAGACAATATAAAACCTTTTTCGTCCGAGAATTCTGGCGAATCCTCTGACCAACCAGAAAACGATCTTCCTGTGGTGAAACCAGATGCTGCAATTCAGAGCGGCAGCAAGTGGGGGACAGCAGAAGACCTGACCGCCGCAGAGTGGATGTTTGACATGGTGAAGACCATCGCACCATCAGCCAGAAAACCGAATTTTGCAGGGTGGGCTAACGATATCCGCCTGATGCGTGAACGTGACGGACGTAACCACCGCGACATGTGCGTGCTTTTCCGCTGGGCATGCCAGGACAACTTCTGGTCCGGTAACGTGCTAAGTCCGGCCAAACTCCGCGACAAGTGGACCCAACTCGAAATCAACCGTAACAAGCAACAGGCAGGCATGATAGCCAGCAAACCAAAACTCGACCTGACAAACACTGACTGGATTTACGGGGTGGATTTATGAAAAACATCGCCGCACAGATGGTTAACTTTGACCGTGAGCAGATGCGTCGGATCGCCAACAACATGCCGGAACAGTACGACGAAAAGCCGCAGGTACAGCAGGTAGCGCAGATCATCAACGGTGTGTTCAGCCAGTTACTGGCAACTTTCCCGGCGAGCCTGGCTAACCGTGACCAGAATGAACTGAACGAAATCCGCCGCCAGTGGGTTCTGGCTTTCCGGGAAAACGGGATCACCACAATGGAACAGGTTAACGCAGGAATGCGCGTAGCCCGTCGGCAGAATCGACCATTCCTGCCATCACCCGGGCAGTTTGTTGCCTGGTGCCGGGAAGAAGCATCCGTTACCGCCGGGCTGCCAAACGCCAGCGAGCTGGTTGATATGGTTTACGAGTATTGCCGGAAACGTGGCCTGTATCCGGATGCAGAGTCTTATCCGTGGAAATCGAACGCGCATTACTGGTTGGTTACCAACTTGTACCAGAACATGCGGGCCAATGCGCTGACTGACGCGGAATTACGGCGCAAGGCTGCCGATGAACTGACCTGTATGACAGCGCGAATTAACCGTGGTGAGACGATACCTGAACCAGTAAAACAACTTCCTGTTATGGGCGGTAGACCTCTAAATCGTGCACAGGCTCTGGCGAAGATCGCAGAAATTAAAGCTAAGTTCGGACTGAAAGGAGCAAGTGTATGACGGGCAAAGAGGCAATTATTCATTACCTGGGGACGCATAAGAGCTTCTGTGCACAGGACGTTGCCGCGGTAACAGGCGCAACCGTAACCAGCATAAATCAGGCTGCGGCTAAAATGGCGCGGGCAGGAATCTTAGTCATTGATGGTAAGGTCTGGCGAACGGTATGTTATTTTTAATAATAGAAAACGTATGGGAGCTTAAATCCTTGTATATGAAATTTATTACCGTCGCCCTACGGTTAAATCATGAAAATTTATATAAAAATGAATGTTCGTAATTGCATATTTAATATGATGACCTCGTGTTGACTATTATAAATTATAGGTGTGTAAGATGTTTAAAGTAGATGAGGTGATTAATATCGATTCCTTACTATATATTCAAGCCCTGTGATTAAGCGATGTACTGAATGCTTGTAGGAAGGTTGTATATTATATAGTGTTTAAAATTATGGTGCTACAATTGTTTATGGCGTTTTGCAATCATGCGAAAACCTATGATTGACAATTGTTACTGAGTCTTGTAAGAATGCACCACGTATTGGTTAATGAATGTGGTGAAAAAATGGATGAGTTTCTTGCGACTATTATTAATAGCACAGTAGGAAAAGCTGCGGAAAAAATAACAGAAGTATTGCTCTCTAAACCTTGGGCTAGGGACCTAGATGAAGGCAAGGTTATACTCGAACAATTAAATGATCCCCTCGGAAGAGAAAATTATTTAAGAAAGCATGTGCTACCATCTCTGAAAATGAGAACTTTGCACAACGCTGATTATGATATTTTTTTAGATGATATTTATTATCCGTTAACTGTTGAGGTGGCATCTAATAAAGACAAGGTCGTTATAAAAGATGGGGTCACTTTACCATTTCATGGTATTGTAAATATAGTCGGTATAGCGGGGCAAGGGAAAAGTACTATTTTACGCAAGTTGTTTAGCGAGGAAATAAAAAAATCAGAACGGATGCCTTTTTTTATTGAATTAAGAAGGGTGAAGAATGCAAATATTATTGCTTATCTGGCAGACATTCTTAATTCATTTGGTGTGGGGTGTTCAGAGGATAGCTTGAAAATATTACTGCAATCCCAAAGAGTCGTTTTAATGTTGGATGGATTTGATGAGGTTAAACATGAAGAGCGAACTATGATGATGAATGAAATAAAAAACATTCATTATCATTTTAACACACCAATTATCGCAACAACGAGACCAAATACAGATATATGTTATACTACTGATGTGTATAATATTTTTATAGATAAGCTAAATATTTCTGATAAGATTTGTATTCTTCATTCTTTATCGAAAAATGACAGATTCTCAAGTAGTGATGCCTCGTTTAAAGTCTTGGCGGATTTACTATGTGATAAAGAAGAACTTGAGGGAACTATTTGCAATCCAATTTTAGTTACTCTTTTGTATTATTGTTATCCTTATATGAATGATATTCCAAATAATATAATAGAGTTTTATCGAAGCCTCTTTGACACCTTATATGCAAGGCATGATAAAATAAAAGTATATACGCGCGAGAAAAAATCAAACATTATTGGTGAAAAAGCTAAATTGTGTTTTTCAGCTATTTGCTATAACGCACTGATTGAGGAGAAATTTGAGTTTTGGGGAGAGGAGTTGCTTAGATATGCTGAAGATGCTATTGAAACAGAAGGTTATCTTAAAGAAGATGCATCAAACTTTATAGATGATCTTATTGAGATAACTTGCCTTATCCAACCTGAGGGAAATAATAGGTATGTTTTTCTGCATAAATCAGTGCAAGAATTTTATGCTGCTTTTGCGGTAGCAAATTTACCGATTGAGTATAAAAAAGATATATACGAAAATCTTATGGTGGCTATTAAATGCTCTGAACAGTTAGATAACTTCATGTTGTTTTTACATTCACTAGATTCCAAAGCATTTATAGATGAAATCACAATAAAAGCTTCTCGTGATATGGGGGTTGTAGATGTCGCAAACATGACGAGAGAGAGAGTTGAGAATGTTTTTGACTCGGCACTAAGTAGAGTATTTATCAAAGGCAACTCGACATCGAATGACTCAGTGATTTCGCTTCATTACGACTTTGTATTAGGTTCGCTCTTAGGTATTGATATTCTACCTATAATGTCTGGAAAAGAACGAGTTCCTATGACAGAAATTGATTTGATTTTTGACGACCTTTTTTCATGCACGATGGATAAGGGTGAGTTAAACTTATACAAATTTGAAGTTAAAAAACAAAAAAATAATATTGATACTGATGTTCAGACTGATGATTATTTATTTCCCTTGGTGGATTATCTTAAGGTCAGGGGGGTTTATGGTTTGATGCTGGATACTTACCATCAGACAATTAAGGATTTTTATGATAGATATTATCAACCAGCTTATGATTCGAATCTTCGAAGAACACTAGCAATGGGAAGAAATTTCAAGTTAAAGAAAAATAATTAAATTGATAGTTACAAAGAGACAGCTAATTATAAGTTTCTAACAGTTGAAAAATTAATTGTAAGTAGGCAATATTAATAAGCCGGAGCCTGAACAACTCCGGTGACTTCTGCGCTAAACGGGGACGTTTATGCGCACATACAATCCAACCTATCTTCTCCATTCACAGATGCAGAAATGCACCTACGATTTTTTACATTCGGTGTTTTACTTCGACAGCCAGAATTGGGAGTCTCTATTCGTCTGGCGGCTAAAGGTGATATGGAAATCGTTATGTTTTGGCCTGAGGTAGTTGTAACTGTTGTAGCAGCTATGGCTGTGATCATCATGGTGTCCATTTACTGGGGTTGACGACATGATTTATCTGGGGATATATTCTGTGCGTTGCCGCAAAATCGGCACACGGGATTGGCGTCCCGGAATACTACTCAACGCATACCGCGTTAAGCGGTTTTTTTATGCGCTAAGCACGGCTACGCCCAAATTATGGTGGGCTGTGTGAGGGCTTCTTCGGGAGCGCCGGATTTGAGTAGCCGGTTACGCCAACCTTGCACAGTTCACCACCAGTCGATTGGCGTCGTTGGTGGTGATGGTTAACCTGATGAGGTGAAACTATGACTACTCAATTAGCATTCCACAAAACGACGTTTACCCCAATTTGCCACAATAACAGAATTTGGCTTACTGCCACTGAAGTTGGTTTAGCTCTGGAATATGCGGACGATAAAGCAGTTCAGCGCATTTACTCTCGTCACTCAGATGAATTTACAGATATGATGACAAGGGTGGTCAAAGTGACCACCCCTCGTGGAATGCAGGACTCTCGAGTATTTAGCCTTCGCGGAGCCCATTTGATCGCCATGTTTGCACGAACTCCTGTAGCCAAAGAGTTCCGCCGCTGGGTTCTGGATATTCTCGATCGAGAAGTTCAACAATCCCCGATCACAAAACAATTCACTGATAACGAACTTTGCACACTTGCTTGGTTATGGCGAGCTGGGGATGCGATGTTAACCGCCTGCCAGAACGTTACTCCTCTTCTTCAGGTTGCGGAGCATCGTGAAGCTGGTCGCTTCACTTCCATCGAGCAAGAATATCCCCAGATACTCACCAGAGCGCGAGCAATCCTCGCCAGAGAAACGGCACATGTAAAATTCCAGCCGTGGCAGGATGATAAGTGGAGTCGAGTATTGCCACATTTGCGTCAGAATGTTATTAAACAACGTTAGCTACTGTGTCTCTCCAATTTAGCTAACATATGGATTCATAAGAAAAAGGAGCTTTTGCCATGATGTCCTTCACCAAATGTAAATTAATGCACAGCCATAAAACTAGCGTAAATGCAGCGCTCTTGGACGATACGAAATTAGTTGTAGAGAGGGATCTCCATTTTCTTCGTGAGTTATACATATCAAGCCCAGAAGAATTTGTCGGACATTGGGTTTATGCAAATGAGCCAATATTTCATGAACATCCACTGTCTGTTGGCCTTTCTGGTATTGTCTATCACAAGGTTATTGATGAAATTGAAAAATCATAATCAATAAGCAATAATACCGTCACCGTTGGCCTGAACACCCTGCGGTGACTTCTGCGCATATGATTGGGAAATTATATGCGACCACAAGTTAAACTCCTCGCCTTGCCACAGATGCAGAAATGCACCTGCGATATTTTGCATCCAGCGTTTGACCTCTGCGGAGGTGAAGCGTGAACCTCCCACAAGACGGCATCAAATTACATCGCGGTAACTTCACCGCTATCGGTCGGCAGATCCAGCCTTATCTGGAGGACGGTAAATGCTTTCGCATGGTGCTTAAACCGTGGCGCGAGAGACGCAGTCTTTCCCAGAATGCACTCAGCCACATGTGGTACAGCGAAATCAGTGAATACCTCATCAGCAGGGGTAAAACGTTCGCCACTCCAGCTTGGGTAAAAGATGCTCTCAAACACACTTATCTCGGTTATGAAACCAAAGAACTGGTTGATGTCGTAACCGGTGAAATCACCACCATTCAGTCATTACGTCATACCTCCAATCTTGATACCGGAGAGATGTATGTCTTCCTGTGTAAGGTTGAAGCCTGGGCGATGAATATTGGCTGCCACCTGACTATTCCGCAGAGCTGCGAGTTCCAGCTGCTCCGCGACAAGCAGGAGGCGTAATGGCTACACCGCTTATTCGTGTCATGAACGGACACATCTACAGAGTATCAAATCGTCGTAAGCGTAAGCCTGAGCTGAAGCCATCCGAAATACCAACACTGCTCGGATATACCGCTAGCCTGGTTGATAAAAAATGGTTGCGACTGGCAGCAAGGAGGAATCATGGCTGATTTGAGAAAAGCAGCGCGTGGTCGGGAATGCCAGGTAAGAATCCCTGGCGTATGTAATGGCAATTCTGAGACGTCTGTACTGGCACATATCCGGCTGGCTGGATTGTGCGGTACCGGTATCAAACCGCCAGACCTGATTGCCACCATTGCATGTTCTGCCTGCCACGACGAAATCGACCGCCGCACACATTTTGTCGATGCTGCATATGCAAAAGAATGCGCGCTGGAAGGTATGGCGAGAACACAGGTTATCTGGCTGAAAGAGGGGGTTATTAAGGCGTGAATACCTACAGCATCACATTACCCTGGCCTCCGAGCAATAATCGCTATTACCGCCATAATCGCGGGCGCACGCACATCAGCGCAGAGGGGCAGGCATACCGCGATAACGTCGCCCGAATCATTAAAAACGCAATGCTAGATATCGGCCTGGCTATGCCTGTGAAAATCCGCATTGAGTGCCACATGCCGGATCGCCGTCGCCGTGACCTGGATAATCTGCAAAAAGCCGCTTTTGACGCACTCACTAAAGCAGGTTTCTGGCTGGATGATGCTCAGGTCGTTGATTACCGCGTTGTGAAGATGCCTGTTACCAAAGGTGGGAGGCTGGAACTGACCATCACCGAAATGGGGAATGAATGATGTTTGAGTTTAATATGGCAGAACTTCTTCGCCACCGCTGGGGGCGTCTGCGCTTATATCGTTTCCCCGGTTCTGTTTTGACCGATTACCGAATACTGAAGAATTACGCCAAAACACTGACAGGAGCAGGAGTATGAAGTCAGAGATAACAATCAACTAATACTGTTTTGTTGATTTTTGCTTGTAATTGGCGTTCTGGTCTGAGTTTTGTGGAGTAAGTTGATGCGTGATATTCAGATGGTTCTTGAGCGTTGGGGAGCGTGGGCGGCTAATAATCATGAAGATGTGACCTGGTCGTCCATTGCCGCCGGTTTTAAGGGATTAATTCCTTCAAAGGTAAAATCTCGCCCACAATGTTGTGACGATGACGCGATGATCATTTGCGGGTGCATGGCCCGTCTGAAAAAGAACAACAGCGATTTGCATGATTTATTGGTGGACTATTATGTCGGCGGCATGACTTTTATGGCGCTTGCACGTAAGCATGGGCGATCTGATTGTTGGGTTGGCAGGATGCTTCAGAAAGCTGAGGGCGTAGTGGAGGGTATGCTGATGGTGTTGGATCTCCGATTGGAGATGGATGCTGATTGTTCGAAATAATTAAAGGAAAAGTTGCTGTCTGATTGTCATTAGTCTAACATTTTAAATGTTGGAATCGCAACGTAGTTATTATCATATAACAGCTTGTTTCCTGATTTAGCCAGCCTCCCCAAAGGCTGGTTTTTTTCTAATAAGTATTATTTCGGGTAGGGATTTTATTGTTTAACCCATAATAATTCATTGACATTGAATCCCAACTTTTGAGCGGTTCGCACATAGTCTGCTTTTACTTTATCTGGAATAGTTGGGGTCCTTGCCAGAATCCATAGGTATTCTCTGTTCGGACCACTGACAAGAGCATACTTATACTCATCATCCAGTTTGATTACATTATAGCCACCATAGAAGGGGCCAAAAAACGAAACCTTCAATGCTGCAGTTTTAGTATCTCCAGTAAAGTATGCTTTACCTTCGCTCTCGCTCCATTTATTTTTCGTTGGATCGTATCCACGGTTAAGTACACGAATCCCTCCGTCGTTCCGTTTTCCATAAGTAGCGCTGACCTGTTCCATGATCTTACCCAGCAATAGTGGACACGCGGCTAAGTGAGTAAACTCTCAGTCAGAGGTGACTCACATGACAAAAACAGTATCAACCAGTAAAAAACCCCGTAAACAGCATTCGCCTGAATTTCGCAGTGAAGCCCTGAAGCTTGCTGAACGCATCGGTGTTACTGCCGCAGCCCGTGAACTCAGCCTGTATGAATCACAGCTCTACAACTGGCGCAGTAAACAGCAAAATCAGCAGACGTCTTCTGAACGTGAACTGGAGATGTCTACCGAGATTGCACGTCTCAAACGCCAGCTGGCA